TATATCTTTGACGAAACCTCTAAATGTTTTTAATTTACTCATAATAAGTTCATTTTGTTTTGTTGCTGTAATAATCTCATTTTCTCGTCCTCGTTCTTTAATTTTATATATGTAAGATGGTTGAAACATTCAACAACAGGACGACTAGTTACATAATCAATTTTGGTAAAGTCTTCATCACTCAACACCATAATCATCTTGTACCAAGGTAGGTTTGTTTTTTCTTCTTCCTTCTCCTTATCATCCTCAGGTTTTTTTATATCATCTTCCTCTTCACCGAACAATACTTCAAATTCTCTTCTCATTTGTTGTAGGTAAGTGAATAGGTTCTTGAACACACCAAAGAAATACTTTAATGGTAGGTCCTTAAACTTCTCAGATAGTTCCTCGTGTTCTTCTAAGTTATATTCTTTGATGGTATATTTCTCTTTTGTCTTATTTAGAATGGGTCTATATAATATTGCACACAATTTGTGTATATTTATATATATGGAATTTTGGTCGTTGACATAACTGACCATATCTATATACTCACCAAAACTCATTTTATTCATCACCAGACCCCCATATTCGGTCCCTTTCCATTTGAAGGTATGTTCGTATGGTACATCACATTCGTTTATCTTATTTTGGATATAAATGGATAATTCCGCCATCTTCTCTTTTTCAAATTCTCTGATGATTGTATATGGGATACCCAACATTACACAAATAACATCGTGTGCCTTTTCAATCTCAGTTTCAGATAAAGACATTCTTCTCATCAATTCCCCATAGTGGGTAACCGTTATTTCTTTTGGTAGTTCATAATCTATATTGTCTACCGTTACTCTTATATAATTTATCATACTACTACGTATTTTCTTCCTACTAATGTCTTCTTACATTCCACCGCCATTGCTAGTGACATAATACAGTCGTCGTGGAAACCTGGTGGTGCAAAGTATTTAACCTTTCTACTCTTGGTACTATACTCAAACGTGAACACCCTTAACTCTGTGTCTAATGGTTCAAATAAATGTTTGGTAGGTAGTATCAGTTGTTGGTCATTAATCTGTACAATAAGGTTGTTTATAATCTCATCCTTACTACTTGAGGTTGTTGTAAATGGTTCTATCTTATGATACCTTGTTCTAATCTGTTCGTATATTACATCACCAATACTGTTCACCTCAACCAACGCCTTTGCGTTATATTTCTGTAACACTCTTACAATCTCGTCAACTATGTTAACCCAATTATTTCTACGTTCCCTGTAGATGTAACATATCTGTCCAAAGTTATTTACAATAGTTACCACAGTAAAATCGTTCTGTCTTCCTAAGTCTATTCCTGCAAAGTATCTTTCCGATTGGATTGGTTCCGACCACCTGTCAATAATTTGACTAGTAGAGTAATTCCTGAAAACTTCACCACCGTCTTCAATAAACTCCGCCATAATTTCTTGATTGAAAATGTCAGTAGGAAGTGTAATCTTCGCCTCATTAATTTCATCTTCTGTAATGAAGGGTGTGTCATATGATGTGTATTTAAGTGATAGGTAGTCAGGAAATTCTGTTGACATACCTCGGTTATATAATGTATAAAAATAATTCTTTCCTTTTGGTGTGGATATAAATAAGATACGTTTACCTTTTACTAATGTTGCGGGACGTAATATCTCATTCCATACCTCGTCTCTCATAAACGCTGCCTCATCCATCACCAAAAAATCTAACGTATTACCTCTTAGGTTGTCAGGTTTCTCCGCTGACTTGAAGTGTATAACTGAACCATTGTTTAATTTAATCCATACCTCTGAACGATTTGTTCCAACTAATAGTCCTGTGGGTTTCAACGCCTTAACTAATTCGTCAAATACTTTCTTCGCCTGTGAATAAATTGGTGATACCCAAAACCCTGTTGAGTTTGGAGTTTCTAACGCCCACTTCAACAATAGGTTCTGTGCTAATAATGACTTACCAAACTGACGACCACAATCAATAACGATGTACTTACAATTCGTTTCTGTAATACGATTGATACATTCTCTTTGTTTTGCGTGTGGTTTGAATAGTTTTATCTTCATTAAATGTCTTTATACAAAAATCTTTGTATTATATTAATGATGGTTGTCTTTGATACACCATACTCCTTTGCTAAGGTTTTAAATCCATACTCATATGGTTTATAATCCTTTCTAATCTTTTTTATTTGTTGTGGTGTTAAAGTTCTTGGACATTCTCTTAATCCTGTTTTGATTGAGTGTTTATAATTTTCCACAGGTGTACACCATTCCAAGTTCTGAACCCTATTATCTGACTTGTCACCATTCTTATGATTGATGTGTGGTTTATCATCAGGATTAGAAATATGTCTTTGTGCGACCAATCTATGTACAAACTGGTTCTTTCCTTCCCACCATATAACTCTGTAACCTCTTGTGTGTACCCAAGGTTTCTTTTCCTTACCGTTATAAAAAATTCTTCCGTTCTTTTGTATTTCCAATTCCATATACATATATTAATTTTCTTCATCACCAAACTGAACGGTTATATTACCCTCGTGTTTGATGTTTATCTTTTCAGGACTATCAATACCTTGTATCTTTCTAATATCCTCTAATACCTTTCTACTAGTTCCAAAATCACCTGTGTCCTTTGCATCTTTGTATAACTCGTATAATTGGTATAACTGTTTATTTATAAGTTGGTCCGTTTCTAACGCGAACCTTGATTTGATAATCTCCCAACTCCTCACCCAATATTTGTGTGCTGAGTGTTTAGTCATTTCATATTCATCAGTAAACCAATCACAGAACATAGTATAGTTAAGATGTTCACCGATTATCTTCTCGGTACATTCCTTAACCCTATTTTCAAATTCTAGTTTGGTTGACTTTCTGTAGTCCTTCTTGTCCATAATTCTCTTAGTTTTTGTTTTACAAACTCTTCCCAACACATTACACAAGTACCTGGTGTATCTGCATTAAAGTTTTGGTCATAGTAAAAATATAATGTATGTCGGTCCGCGGACGGTAATGGTTCATTGTCAATCACATACTTCTTGATTAATGATAAACCAACTAGTTCGTCTATGATTGGTTTCGGTTTCTTTTTACAGTTGCACATTTTAAAATAATAAATCTTTTCGTTTATCCCACTCAACTCTGATATGGGTTTTAACTTTCCTTATGTGGTATTGACAAGTAGATAGTGGAATTAATAATTGGTCCGCTAACTTCTGTGCCGAATAACCTGTTTGAATATAACGTGTAAATAAAAGTGAGGAAAACCAGTTGATTTTTTTTAGTTCCTGTTGGATAAACAATATTTTAATTTCATTTATCTCATCATCGTCATCATCAGTGTGCCTCTCTTCTTCTTCTAATATAACATCTTTAGACAAAACAGTAAATCGTTTAACTTCCCTATAATATTGGGATGTTTCACTCCTCGCCTGCAAACGCATTGTCTTAGATATATATTTCAATTTATCAAAGTCGTCAAGGTTGTCAAGAAACTCGTAGTCTTTCGTTAGGAATTTATCAAGGGTAAAGTGTAATACTTCTTCCCCATTTGTATTATCTATCCTGTGTGCTAGGTTTTGTAGTTGTAGATAATTGTTGGTTAACCAATCAAGAAATAGTGTCTTCATTAAGTTTTATATGTTCCAAATCACTTTCAATAAGTAATATGGTGTCCTTCATCATTTGTGCCTGTGCGTACATTTCTGTTTCTACAAAGTGTTCCAAAAGTGATTGAAGGTTTCTAATAGACAATTCAAGGATACTTCCAAATTCTTCACTTGTATAATTGTTTATTAGGTTTATGGTTTCATTTACAACTGTCGTTGCTATTTGTTTTGTTACAATCTCCTTGTCATCGTCACATAGGTCAAAGTAATATTCTGCGTCATCGTTCTTTAACTTCTGCATAATTCTTCTCATCTTGGGTTGCATCATAATTAGAATTTTATTTTGGTGTCTGCGTATCCTGTTCATATCATTAATATTTAAAACCCAACCAGATGGGAGTAGAACTGGTTGGGGAAAAGGATACCTTTTATTACCCTCTTAGACCTAACTCCTTCAGTCGTTTATGTGTTTTATATTCTTGATATAGTCTAACTATATCTTTCCAATATACAATTAATCCGATACCCACATCGTTCTGTCTATGGGTGTCCTTAATGTTTCTATTGATGTGTGGGTTCTTATATAGTTCTTTTAAAAAATCGGTTGGTAAGAATAAACCTAGTTCATCTTTGACTGTGATTAGGTACATCTTACTTTCGGTAGTTAATATTCCGTGTGGTCTAAATTCCTCCTTCCAATCCTTACCAGGTATTGCCATACCATATTCAATGAAGACACAATCCAAACTACTATCCTGTGCCTTCGCCTCAACTGTTGAGTTGAAGAGGTTATTTAAAAATTGTTCCGTAGGTTTCTCCTTTGGACTAAATTCTGCGTTAAATTGAATATTGGTTTGCGTCATATCAATATCATATCTACCGTCGTCGTTGAAATTAATTATCATTTGTTGTGCGTTTTAATCGTTTATTTATTATAAATATCAGTGAAAATCAATAAAGTTTTCTTTTTTTAACATAGTTACATATCGTAGTATCTGAAAAATCATATTTGTCACTTAGATATTTGAATGTGTAGTTACCTGTTAGATAATCCTGATATACTTTATCCCATATATCATTAGTATAATCAATTCTTTTGATATGTATATATTTTTTCTTACCTATCATCGGGAAAAATAACTTACCATTAATCCATTCCTTTACACCAGGTTTTAAGAAGTGTCCTGATACCTCATCGTATTTGTAACCTAACGCCTCCATCACCTCGTATGTTTGTTCCTTTTGGTATTTGTCTTGCCACATTCCAACCTTTTTTCCAACTCGTTCACTTCCTCCATTATTTTCTAAATGTTCCTGTCTTTCTTTTTTTCTTTTATCTAGTTCAATTCTGTTACAACATTTTCTACAATCAAGATACGCTAACCTACTTTTTGATTTGTGTTTGTAATATCCATCGTAGTGCACATATTCCTGACAGGTTCTACATAATCTAAAATCAGGATTGGTTGATAATGGATTAACTGTTGGAGTAGGTGTAAAAACGATTTTAACAGGGTCTGGTTGGATTATCTTTTCTTCCTTGATACTTTGTATGTATTTCTTCTTTTGAAGGTACATACAGGAATTACAGATGTTTCTGGTCCTATGTTTCTTTTGAGTAGAATGATAGTAAGTGTAGTAGTCAGTTGATGGTTTCAACACATCACATTTGTTGCATCTTTTATCCATTCTTCATTCGTTTCTTAATTTCGTTTATGTTGAGTTGTTTCCCCTCCAGTACATAGGCGTTATAGAATGTACTAACGTATGTTGAGTAGTCTTCTTCCATTCTTATATTGTTGTCCCAACAGTGTTGGTAACATCTGTTGAAGTAGTGCGCCTTATTGAATTTACATTCTTCTTCTGTTGGGGTAGGTAAATAAATCATATATATAAATAGTTTAGTTATTTTGAAAAGACACTAGTGCGCCAATCTTTGTTCAATTACCTTTGGTAATAAAGTTCCTTTGTTGAAGAAATGTTTATGTTTGCGTATTTGTTCTTTTCTTGAATTAACAATATCTTCATTTTTAATTAAACACTCAACCCAATAACTAGTATCATCTGGTGCGTTAATAGTTTTTATTAAATTAAGTAATTGTTCTTTTTCATAATCATTAAGTTCAACAGGATTTTCCTTATCTAATTCCTTATGTGGTAATGTGTCTAATACCTTTTCTTTTAAATTATCTAATACACTTGTATAATCAGGTTGTATAATACCTCCAAGTTTAGACGATACCTCTTCGTCTGTGGGACGATACCCCTTTGTCTGTGAGACAATACCCTCTTGTCTACGGGACGATACCCTTCGTTTGGTGGACGATACCTCTTGTCTGTGGGACGATACCTGTGGTGTCAGGGACAACAGAGTAATGTATCTCTTATCAACCTCTTTCTTACCATCTTTGTAAGTGTACCTCAAAGAGATACATCCAATCTTTTCAAGTCGTTTAATTCTAATACTAGATGCGTTCTTACTGATACCTAACATATCACCTAACGTATCATTACCAATATAACATTCCTTACCATTTTTGATAA